ACACGGAAAACAATGAACCTGTCAGTATCAATCCATATGTTGGACCAGGCCCACTTCTTGCCGAAGTGACCTACTACGACCACTACATATCAGATAACGAAGAGTTGAAACAAATACGTGCACTCAAACCAGAGAATGTGAGGTCAGTGACCAGAGCATTCAGGGACGCTATGGAGTCGTAATGTCATATAATGAAAATCAAACTCCTTTTGAGTTTGAAAGTATCAGATTACTTTCTAGTGAAGATGGTAGAACTCCAATTGAGTTAAAACTCATGGTGTCTGACCTAGATATATTCGAGCATCTAGATAAACCGTATCTGACGGGAATTATGGCGTTTCAAGATAATCGTAATATTATGAATGGTGCTGAAGTTCGTGGTGGTGATAAGGTAGAGGTCAAGATACGTAATACCTCAGATACCGTTCCCGCCACATTTGTGGACAAGGTGTTTCGTATCGACAAGGTTATGTCTACCACCAGAATGGAACAGAATCAGAATGCTGAGAGTATTGTCCTTCATTTAATAGAAAACCACTGGTACGAGTCCAATGCATATAATGTAAATAAATCGTATAGTGGTAAGGTGTCTGACATTCTACCCAAGATATCCTCAGAATACTTGGGAAAAAAAGAGATAGAATCATCGGGAACCGACATACAAGAGCTTAAAGTCATCGTCCCTAACTTAACCCCTATCGAATCGATGTGTTGGTTGAAGAATAGGACAACCAATGAGTCTGGGTATCCTTTCTATCTGTACTCCACTCTCATAGATAATAAGCTACATTTCAAAGACTTGAAGACACTGATGTCCGAATCACCTTGGAACGAAAGCGCCCCCCATTCATACATTGCCTCTAACCAAGGTGTGGGTGATGTTCAGATGCGAAGGACTATCAAGACATACGAACATAAGAACACCGATAACCTATTGACTCTTATCGACAAGGGTTTGGTTGGTGCTAAACATCAGAACTTCAATGTTACTAAAAACGAAATGAGTGAAGTCGATTTCGATATACAAGAACATGTTATCAAAACATTGACCACCGATGGTATATCCAAGAAGAAACCATTCTACCCAAAAGAACTCAAGGTCGACGACACTCCCCTGAATAAGATAGAGAGTCGAGTGACTACACAGGTAACATCGACATTGGCATATCCTGATGATAAGAATAGTTATGGTGAATCCAAGACGATAGGTGAGTATAGAAGAGACGTGATAAGTCGAACTGTGTTAGGGTTGATGCAGCATTCACCTATGACGGTAACAGTAAATGGATTTGACTTTGCTAACGAGTTGTATAATACTATAGGCAGTGTTATGCGAATATCATTCTTGCTGACCAGTTTCACCCAATCCACAAACGAAACTTTCGACAGTAAAAGGTCGGGGGATTATTTGGTATATTCTGCCAAACACTCCTTCAAGTATGAAGGATATGATGTTTCCCTATCGTGCATGAAATTGACTAATGGTGACTTTGAATGATACCAAATAATTTTATTGAATTCTATGGAGACCAGACTCGTTGGTTTTTTGGTTCCGTTGTTGATGTGATGGACCCTGAGAAGTTGGGTAGAGTCAAGGTTAGAGTTTTTGGAGTTTACGACTCTAAGGACGAAGAAAATAAAAATTTAATTGCCGATAATGACCTACCTTGGGCACAGATCGTTGTACCCGTTACTACAGGTATCCATGAAGGTAAAGGACAGAACCTAGGTTTGTTAGTGGGTACTCAGGTTTTCGGTATGTTCTTGGATGGCAAGAGTTCTCAGTTACCTATGGTGATTGGTACTGTACCTAAAAAAGGTGATAAGAACTCTAAGGCAGAAGACAACTATCCTGACAATAAGGTGTACGAGACAGAGACCGGACACTATAAAGAGTATGATGATACGGCTGGTGCTGAACGTATTAAAGAATCCCACAAGTCTGGTACTTTCTATGAGATGATGGCGGACGGATCTATTACCACGTACATTACTAAAGACAACTACTCAATAGTACTTGGAGACGAGTCGGTAACAATCGTTGGTAAGGTAACTATTAATGTCGGTGGTGATGTGGATCTAACTGCGGGCGGTGATGTCTCTATCAATGCTAAAAACATTAAACTGAACTCATGAAGACAGAACTACCATGTTCTGGTACAACTCTACCTACTAAGGCTGAGTTCGTTCAGGTGTACAATGATATCCTAATGATACCTAGCAAGTTGAAGGCGTACTCCGTTGCGACCCCAGACTTGGATGCCGAGGTACAGAAACAGATAGATGATGCCATCAAACAGATAGAAGACTTTGCAGAACTACAGTCCAGTATCCTATCACCGTATTGGCAGAAAGGTCAGATACGTAACTGGCAGAAGGAAGGTAGAGAGGCATGGTCGGAACTGATTGATGAGTTCCACATCTACATCCCAGCAAAGATGTTGGAGATGATATCCAAGGTAATACCGATAGGGTTCACCGTATCCATTATGGGAATCAGTGTTGATGTACTCAAGATACTGGAAAAGGACGAACAGGAACGCATCAAGAGACAGATTACATCCGAGGTAGATAAGTTCTATGGTATGGTTCCCAAAGGGTACCAGTACTATGATGGTGAGTTCGGTGTATTGTGTGATGAATGGAAAGGGAAGTTGACTTGGGATTACTTCAAGAATGAAATCGTTCTCTTCTGTACCAACACACTACAAGCTGCATTCGGTAAGTTGATTGATAAGTTCAAGACGATATGGGACACATTAGGTCTACCCAGTCTACCTTCCTTGTTAGAGTTCGATGTTGAGACGTGGATACGTGGACAGATAGATGGGTTCAAGGCACAGGCGATACAATACAAGGAGTCTCTGGAGAAACAAGCAGAACAACTAGAGAAAGATATTGAAAATGCGGTCGGTGATGCTAAGAAGGATGCTAAAGAAAGACTGGACAAGTTGAATAAAGACATCGAAGAGTTTACTGTCGGTGGGTTCGTACAGGAACAACTGAAGGGGGTGAGTCTATTCGGTATGTCTCTGCAAGACATCATTGGGGGTGAGATTGATACCAATGTGAAATGTCCGGAGGAAGAGATTGCAGACCTTGTACGTGCTGCTCGTGACTGGTTCGCACAATGGCAAAAAGAACTCATCAACATGTGGATAAAGAAGATTAAATCATTCCTAGATGCTATAGGACTGGGTGCACTACTCGACTTCCTAACGTTGACTTTCTGTGATGTACTCGGTCTGATAGGAATCCCAACATCATTTGATTTAACTTTACCTGAATTACCTGAAATCGATGTTGCGGTTTCGGTATAAATAGTACAAAAAGAGTTTAACCATTATGACTAATACCAAATTTTCTATTCAAGATGGCAATCTATCCAATAGACCTATCACGGTTAGCGTACCCTATGTTAACAGTGACGTTGATTGTTCTTTTGAAAAGAAACCTTCGGGGGATGTCTATAAAAAGACGGAGGTTGCGGCCGTTCGTCAATCAGTAAAGAACTTATTGATGACCAACCACGGTTCTGTTCCGTTCCGTCCTCTCCTTGGTGCTAACCTAGGTGACCTTCTGTTCAGTCTATCTACAGACCTAGAGGCAGAAGACATACGGATTGCCGTGAAAGAGACTCTACGAGACCATGAACCTAGGGCAAAGGTTAAAAAGGTTAGGGTCAATATACAACCAGATTACAATAGTGTAAGCATATCGGTGACTTTCGAAGTAATAAGTACATCAGTGGTCGATACTGTGAACGTGAATATTGCGAGGATACGATAAATGACAATAAAAAATTCTGACCTAGATTTTGCAAACATCAAGCAAAGTCTCATTGAACACTTTAGACAGAGTGAAGATTTCAGTGATTACGATTTTGATGGTAGTGGACTTTCTAGTATACTAGACGTACTCGCATACAATACACATATCAATGCATTGACTGCTAACATGGCAATCAACGAGTCGTTCCTGTCATCGTCTCAAATACGTTCTTCTGCACTTGCCCATGCCGAGGCATTGGGGTACACTACGAAGTCTCGCACAGGTTCGACTGGGTTGGTTACTGCGACGGTTGATGCGTTGCCAAGTGAAGATGTACTTACATTACCACTTGGTCACAGGTTCACAGGAGACGTTGATGAGGTGTCATTCACCTTTGTCACCCAAGAACAAACGATCGCATTCAAAACAGGTGACCAATTCGTATTCGAGAATGTTCGGGTTCACGAAGGTGTTTCTAAAACAAACACTTTTCTTTTCTCTGGTGAAGACAACGCATACGTTATTTCGGATAAAAACATGGACACATCGACCATGTCAGTCAAATTGTTCAGCAACTTCAACACATCCGTATACGACACATACATCAACATAGAAAACTCCGTAACTATCGACGAAGACTCTAAGGTTTATATAGTCAAAGAAGTCTCGAATGGTTACTTCGAAATCTTTTTCAGTGATGGTAATGTACTGGGTCAAGCACCTACTGTTGGTAGCAAGATTCAGGTAGAGTATTTACAGACTCGTGGACCAGATGCAAATGGTGTAAGTTCTTTCAGTGCCGAGTCGTTGAATGGTAGAACGGTTACCACTCAAACAGTATCTGCTTCATCGGGTGGTTCAGAGAAAGAGTCTCTTTCTTCTATAAAAAGAAACGCACCTAGAGCATTCACTGCACAACAAAGACTGGTCACTGAGGACGACTACGAGAACCTAATTAGAAGTAAGTTCGCATCTCAAATAAGTGATGTGGTGGCTTGGGGCGGTCAGGACAATATTCCACCAGAGTTCGGTAAGGTGTTTGTTAGTCTTAACTTCGAAGACGATGTTGATGAGTTGAGTAAACAAGACACCAAGAATTTGATCAGTGACAACCTAACATCTAACCTAGCAATCATGTCAATTGATACTAAGTTCGTTGACCCAGAAATGACTTATATCGAAATCGTATGTAGATTCAATATCGATCCTACAAAAACAACTAGTCCCGAAGCAATGCAAGTAGCAGTGAAGAATGTCATCACCGCACATTTTAATTCAAGACTGGAGACTTTCGATGCCGTCTTCCGTCGTTCTAATCTACTAAAAGAAATCGACGAACTAAGTCCATCTATTCTAAACTCTAGGGTGGACGTTAAGGGTCAACAAAGAATCGAGGTAGATAATGGTTCGGAACAAGATTACACTATCAACTTCCCGTATGCATTAGCCATTCCGGACAATGATGAACACACAGTGAAGACATCCATATTCAAGTACAACGGTCAGAACGTGTACATTAAGAATGAGATAGGGTCGACCCGACTACAGATATTTGACCTAGACAATATTGTCCGAGAAAGAAACATCGGTCGTTACGAGCCTGCTACTGGAGAGGTCTTCCTACACGCACTTGCTGTAGATACCGCTGCACCTCTAACACTAAAGGTATCTGTAACCCCTGCTAACCCAAGCACGGTACGTCCATTGAGAAACTACATCATTGCATTAGATGAAGATTCTTTGATTGCCAACGCAGTAATTGATGAGCAGACTACTAGAGTAATATTGTAAAATGTATAATATAGAGATAGATCCTAAGAGAAGTCACGTATCGTTTCACAACTCTAAGGTTGACGAAGCACTACCTGACTTTTTTGATGAAGAGTACCCGTTATTCATTAAGTTCCTAGAGACTTATTATGATTATATGGACGGTGATACGGCCGGGTCTTTTTCTAGGTTGATACGTGACCTGTTCCACGCACGTGATATCTCTTCACTTACATCCACACCAGATGCACCCAACGAATTTCTTGATTTATTGTTTGGGGACATCACTGACGGATTGAGTTCAGATTCCTTCTATGCCAACCCTAGGTTGATGGCACGTCTAATTGCAGACTTCTATCGTTCTAAGGGTACACAAATTTCAACTGAACAGTTCTTCAAGGCATTCTTCAATGAAGACGTTGAGGTATCTTATCCTAAGAAAGACATCTTTATTCTGAATGATAAACCTGGTGGTTCATTAATTGGACCACAGTCGTTACATTATATTCAAGACGATAAGAGATATCAGATATTCTCGATTCTTTTGAAAACAGGTCTATCCTTCAGTGACTACGAAGAATTATATAAGAAGATGGTACACCCTGCTGGATTCTATCTAGCAGCAGATGTTGTTATTCAAGGTTCGTCAGTGATGGGAATAGGTGCTGGATTGCCGATCGACCCACTTGCTGCACCAGAGTACCCAATGTCACTTGTCAGTCAGTCAGGTGCAAGTGTCGCACCAGAATGGACATTATTAACTATGACTGAGACAGACTCACCATTTATCATTAGTTCAATGAAGATACTGGACCAATACAGAGATATGTCAGTAGAAGACCTACAGACTATCCACGGGACCATTGCAGACTGGGCATCTCCTGCCTCGGTCACCATGGCAAACGAAGCATTATTTATGTCCAACACGGTATACCTAAGTGATGCTGATGATGCAGAAAGTAATAATGGTAACACAGACACAGGTGGTAACACAGACACAGGTGGTAACACAGACACAGGTGGAACTACTCAACCTACTGCAACATTATTCCCCGACACTTTTAATGTTCAAAACATCACTGCTTCTAGTGGCCCAAGAGTCATAACACGACACAGTGATGGTAATAGATACAGAATGCCTGATTGGCCATATAATACTGCTTATATGCCTAGAAAGGTTTGGATAGGTGTTACATATCATACTTCTGGTATTTTTGATGTTGTGGTACACAACAATAATATGAACAGTTATTTGTCAGGAACTTTGAATCCAACTGCTCCAATATTCTCAGGTAGATGGTTAGACCGTGCGGTTGAGAGTGGAGAGTCATACCGTGGTGAAATAGAGATAGTTTCCATTAACGGACAGGATGTCACTCCTCGATACTATACTAGTTCTGGTAATGAAAATTCGGAATTGTATAATGGGTTTGCTCCAAACGCCGATGTAACTGTATTCGGTGGTAATCACAATGCAAGAACTAGACAACAAACGGAAGTGGTTTCTGATAGTCTTCCGGCACGTCTCACTGTGATGATAGATGAACATTCCAACGACACCGATTACTTAGTAGACAGTATGCACTTAGACCCACTAACTGCTCTCAGTGGAACTGTTGGAATAAAACTATCCGTTCTTTCTACAGGTGGTACACCAACTGTTCCAACTGGTACAGATACCATCGAATTCGATGCATCTTGGACTTTGGATGGTGGGGTTGCTGACGCAGACTTGAGTCCATCTTCTCCATTAGTAATTCTAAATTCGACACCTGTTCAGGTAAATGACCCAGATGATAATATTGCATGGTATGCAATGGAGGTACTGAAACCTAGGACGTATCATCCTGGCTCAACTGGTACCGATGAAGAACTTGTTGTTGATATCTCTACGAATAGAGATGTAGTGTTCTACTATAATGTGTATGGTAAGTCAGATAACAACATAACACTTACCTTCCCATCTGAGTG